AGTAGTTACCCCCTTCTACAGTTAAAGGTTGGGTTAGTAGTTCTGTCATAGAGTTAGCGGTTAATGTAGATTTAATAAATGGAAAACCATTATTAGTTAAAGTAATAGTGGGTGTCCCAGCTGAACTGACTAAAATAGATTTAATGATAACAGTCTCATTAATAGCAGGCACGACTGTATCCACAGTTGACCCAAAGGTATATTGAATTGCAGTTGAAGCTACCGTTGCCCCGTAAAATTTATACTGATTTACTACTGCCATTATTCTAAAAAGAAGCTTCTAGCTTCTATCTCCTGTTTAACCTCATCTTGAAATGAAGTATTTAATTTTGTGATTACTGCATCAAGGTCCCTGACCAGAGATTGAAAAGTTCTCTCTTCATATTCTTTACTTGCTCTGGTTAATGATTGTACAATTCTAGCCATTATAATAAACCTGCTAGGCCTCCGTTTTTATAAGTATATGTTCCATATAGTCCAGCAGTTTTTTGTCCTGTAAATGGATCCATTTCACCTCCTGCACTAAACTGTAGGGGCCCATCTGAACTGCCAATATTTCTTTGATAACCTATTGTACCTGTTGGATCTTGACTTAATAAATTATTGGCATTTGCATAAAAATTATTTTTTTGAAAACCTATTCCTAAATTAGGTTGTGTGCCTCCTTCAACTATTTCTTTAGAAAGATTGGCATTAAATGTCCCATCATTATATGTCAATGAGGGTTTTAGGTCGGCGTTATAGTAACTGCCGTCTTTAAATTTATCCTCTTGATAACTACCGTCTAGTCCTACTTTAAAATTATTACCTATATCAAATTGTTTATCTACACCTAATTTATTAGTAGTGTACCCATAATCGTTGTCTCTATAAGTAGACCCTGTTAAAGCACCGTCTCCATAATTAAAACCTAATTTAGAATCATTTATAGTGCTGTCATTAGTGTTAACACCTGCATTTAAATTCAAGTCACCTAGATTATAATTAGCTCTACTATTTAAAATGCCTTGTTCAATATTAGGACTATTAAAATTAAAGTTACCCATAGTATAATTACCACTAGTATTAGATTGAGTTCCAGTCGTGTCAATTGATCTGGTTAAATTTAATCCCTCTACTGGAGATATAGTTTGTTCTACTACGGCTTGATCTATAAGAGATTTAGCCTTGTTTCCATCAATCATTCCATATTCGTTTTTAATATTGATGTCTGGGTATTGTAGACTTAAATCAGTAAGATTGTTTGTGTACAAATTTTTATTTATTGTTTTAGGTCCATTGCTTCTATTCATAAAAAATGGGCTGTTTTTATTTTTAGAAAGAGTTTGATATCTTTTAGCGTTATCGAATAGTAATTGATTTTTATCTACACGATCGGGTATCATACTGGTTATTTTTTTATTAATTGCTTTATTGATATCCACAGTAGAGGATAAATTATTACCGCCATCATTATTATTATAATTTCCACCAGATACTTTTTGTCCTGATTCATTTATCTGTCCCACACCTGCCTTACTAGCAGTAGTTCTATTGGCACCAGCATCTGTTCTACCACCAGCTTTATAGTTTACTCTACCACCAAAGAAGTATCCGGCTCTGCCACCGTCAGCCATTTTACCATCGCCATGCATATTAAAACCTTTTTCTTTACTACCGGTTGGATCATTACTTTTATTAAACCCTCCACCACCACTATCTTTATATTCTTTATCTATTCTTTGTTGAATAGTTTGTATACCTCTGTCTCTTTCTTCCTTAGCTAATTCTTCTTGCATTTTTAATGCATCACTTTCTTTTTTCTTTCCCCTATAAAAATCTATTTTTTGTCTTTGAAATTTTGATAACTTTGCATACGCAGCTTCATCTATATCTGAATAGTCTGCTTCCATTTTATCCACATAATTAGCATAGTTACCAAACATAGATCTAGTATTAATTCCATACATATCTTTACCAAGTCCTGAATTATTTTCTCCAAATACTGTTGGACCTGTGTAACCCATATTTTGTGCAATGAATGCTTGATCAGCTTGTGGAAGATTACGATAGTTATCCATCTTACCCATAATAGTTCCAATTATTCCTGGTTGAAATCTTGGTTCTTGATATCCATCAGTCATAATTTGGCTGGCAGATTGTGGTTCTATAAAATCTCTTACTGTACCCATTGTTCTACCCATGAATGTTGAGGTATCAGTTGGTTTGTTTAAATTACGTTGTCTAGCATCAACAGCTTGTTGAAAACCGGTATTACCAAAATTATAACCACCAGTATAATTATTGCCACCACTATTTGTAAAAGCATTAGTATTAGGTATACCAAATGATTCTGTTTCTTCTTCTACTACTTCGTTAGTAGGCAACTGAAATTCATTTTGTAAATATTTATTTTTAGGTACTGCATATAAACCCGCGGCTCTTATCTCTGCATCTGTTGCCATTATCTTCTTCCCCCTGGGTGTATATCTAATCTGAACGTACCTAATTTCCAGTCTTCTGCCGCAGCTGTATTAGCTACCTTAATTGCAATAGATCTAGCTCTTAGTCGAGTATCTACCTTATCAGTAGTAGTGGTCGTTGTAAAGTTTGTTGTCGTTGCAGAACTATTTGGATAATCTCTTGTTGTAAAACTCACCTGTGTATTTCCTGTCTGTGAAATAAAGTCAGGTATAAATCTACTAATTCTCATGATGTATTCACCATCGCCTCTAAGATCAGGCATCCCGGCGACAGCTCCTGTTGAAGATCTCTTCTGTGTGATGTCAAAATCACCTGAAGTAATTGTTCCTATCATCGTTGTTATAACTCCGCCAGCTGTTAATTGATCTGTCCCTGTTTCCTGAGCAAAGTATATTGAACTACCATCTGTGTTACCGACAACATCAAAAGAAGCATCATCTGTTATGTCGTATTTTGTAGCATGGGGTTTACTAAAGACTGCAGAATCCTGCCATGTAGTTCTAGCTAAAGTTCCTGTAGTCCATATAGGTTGTTTAACGGATGAATCTAGATAATTATAAGTAACATTTCTATCCAAGCTTGTTGATCCTGTTGTTGGATAGAACCAGGTTACTTCTCCAAATAAGTTATTAATACCTGCATAAATTAAATCTCTTGGTGTAGTGTTCAAAGAATCATAAACAAAATCTTCTACTAAACAAGGCATAGATTTTAATTGACCATCATATACAAAGAAGCCATTTTCTGACATCCAATAGGCAACACCATCTACTTCAACGGCTGCATTCTTACCGATAAGACCACAGTTAGTACCCACTTGTGAGAATGAGAATGTGAAAGGTTGACCTACGAATTGCATCAAAAATAAAGAAGTGTCGGTCCACACATAAATTGCATCCCTACCTTTAAAAGCACCCATAATCTTAGAACCTGCTGCAAGCCTTTGAGTACCTGCAGTATTTTCTGCAGTTACAGCGTAGGTATTAATATCTTCCTGAGAAGAGAAATTAATATACATATCATCTTGTGTAGATTTATCTCCAATCGTAGTTTCAGTTCCAAAAAATACTAAGTGTCTGTCAGGAGTTGAAACTAATACATGACGTGAAGCTGTTGGTGCACCTGCAATAAGTGTTGCTCTAGTGGATACGCCACCAGCCCCAGCAGAATCCCATTCAAAACATTCATTATTATATATCAGTGCAATTAATTTTGTACCATAATTATCCAGAACCCATAAACCAGGATCAATTGTAAAGTCATCACTAGATGCTTCACCCCAGCCAACATAAGCAGTGACATTTGTAATAACGGCATTTAGCAAATGAAGAACGTTTGTAGTCCCATCTACCCCTCTGGCGCCACCACTTAAAATATTTGTACTGGTATCATTGTTTGTGTAACTAATATCTTCTGTACCAATTCTTATTGTTCCGGCTGCCGGAAACGCTGATGAGTTAGCCAATTTAATATCAGTAACCGCATCATTAATAGCTAGAGCAAGTGTAGAGGCTGCGGGACCTGAAGCTGTACCAGACCATAATCCTGTACCCCAACCATACCCTGCTACTTGTTGAGCGGGTCCTACTCTATAATAAATAAGACCACTAGCACTACCAGAACCACTTAAAGGTGTTCCCGATTCATTAGATGCCATTGTAATTGTAATTGTTGTTGCGGTTGGAACCGAAGTTACCATAAACTTTATATCTTCAAAAGAAGCATCAGTAAAAGTAGATCCACTTAATCCACTAACTGCATTAAATAATATAATGTCATCGTCAGCCAGTCCATGCGATGTACCAAAGTCAACCGTGACAGTAGGTGAGGATGATACACTTGAGAAAGTACATCCTGTTACAGTTTTTCTAATAGGATGAATATCATAAAAAGTACTTCCTGAATAAACGTATAAAATTCTATTAGTTCCGATTGCTGCATATTTAACACCAGCATTATTATCAAAATGATGAAGTGCTCTTGCTGCACCCGTAAGTTTATCGGCGCCTAATTGGGAGCTTCCACCTATTTTTTCTGGGGAACCATATCTAAAACGAACATTATCACCATCAAACCATTGACCTTCGGCCCCGGTTTCGGTAACTTGTTTGTTAAATCCTGGTGCAAAACCTAATTTTTGTAACATATAAAATCCTGTTTATTGTGGTCTATATCACATTATTGAATAATTCAACAGGTTTTAAAACACCGACCAATAATTTTTAAAAGGAAGCAGGGACGTGGTGTGGCCCTGCCTCCATCTAAAGATTATATCACTATATTTTTAAAGTATCAACTCTGTTAAGTCACTGTTTAAACCTAATATACCTTTATAAAAAGTATTAAAAGCTAAACTTATTCTAGTATTAGTTCCTTTTTTAGTCTCTACTTGATGAACGGTTGATGATGGAAACATTATTAATTGTCCGTTTTCTAAAGGAAACCACCAAGTTTCTGAGTTCCATAGATTAAAATTTTTTATTTCAGGTTTTAATTGTTGATACATCTTTGGATTTGTAAATTTAATTTTATCATTTTTTTTATCACAATCAAAATATAATACACCAGATATAATTGAATTAGGATGTGCGTGAGTATGATGGTATTGATTTTCTTCTGTATAGTTTAACCAAGATTGAGTTATATAAAGTTTTACATTATTTTTAGGAGAAATAATTTTTTCTAAATAATCTTGACAAGCTGTATCTAAAAACTTTTTAATATTTTTAAATTCTTTTCTATTTAATATGTAATTATCTTGTGTATTAATATTTCCTACATTTTTACTACAATGTTTTTTTTGTTCATTTACAAATTGTAATTCTTGTTTTGTAAATTTTCTATTTATATCTGACCTATAAATAGGTGTTGGAAATAAATTATCTATTGTGGTTTTAACCATGTTTATTTTTCTAATTGTTTGTTAAAAAAATTTAAATTTATACATATTCTTTTTTTAGAATCAGTTGCCGTTGTACCTTTATGAAGTAGTCTTCCATCAAATAACACTAGTCTATTTGCTTTACTACATACACTTTTTTTATTTTTTTTAAATATAGTTTTTCCGTTATTTGAATTTACATAGTAAACAGCTGTCCACCATTTATACTTCCAATTAAAATCTGTATGATATTCATGCACAACTGGTGTATCTGTCTTTAATAATAAATTAGCTTTTATTCTAACAATAGAAGTCATATCTAACTTATGGGTTAAAGGTTCTACTAAAGCAAACAAATTAGAAGTTACTGTTTTATTAAAAAAATTATGAATAAATTGAAAATGTTCGTTATTATTTTCCTTATCATTTACATAATCATTATAATACCAAGGAAAACTATTTCCATTCATACTATCAAAAAGTTTTTTAAAGTCTTCCTTGTTTAAAAAATTATCAAAAATTTTTATATCACTCATTTATATAGAATTTCATTTAAATGTTTATATTTATTAATTATATTTTCTGAAAGTTCTATATTATAATTTCTTTTTTTTATTTTATCTTTCATAATTTTGTGCATTGAAGCACCTAATATAGAATCATCGTATATAGGTGTTTTTTTAAAATTTTTAAATGAATGATTAAATGGCTTTATACCATAATAATTATATATTTTATCTATAGTTGTTTTTGGTTTACTTACTAAATCTTTATAATCAATTAATAAAAAATTTTTTAAAAGATTGTTTTTCTTTAGTTGGTATATTGAATAAAGTGTTGTATGTATATATTCTCCTTTATCCATAATTAAATCAACTTTAGTTTCTATTTCATCAGTAAATAAAGTAGAGTGATCTAGAGATTCATATTTTTTATTGTAAAAAAATTGAGGGTTATCTTCACATAATTTTAAATAAGATTTAATAATTTCAAATATATCTCTAATTAAAATAACTATTTTTAATTTATTAGGAACCACTTGTTTTAATAAATTTATATTAAAAGGAGTTATCCAATCTCCTCTTTCAATAATATATTGAACATTATGATTTTTGTAATAGTTGGGAATTATATTTTCATAAACATTTTTTAAATTATTATGACAAGGATAGTTTTTAAAACGATTTGAATTATATTCAGTTTTTTTCATTGAAAAAAATAAATCAGGTAAAAAAGAATGTCCTGTTGCGTGAATATCTAAATTTTCATTTAAAATAGAAGAAAGCAAAGTATTGCCCGATCTTGGTAACCCACTAAAATAAAAATATTTTTTTACACCACTCATTTACATTTAACTTAACAGTAAATATTTATTAACGCAACTGCCAATTTTGATTTGTTTCATTCCACTCATATATTTGACCATCTGTAGGATAAGCAACTGGTGCTTTCCAACAACAAGAATCTTCGTTTAATGTCCATGATGCGTAAGGTTTTGGTGAAATAAAAGCATCTCTTGCTTCATCATATGTATAGCCAATACCCGCATAATTTTTTCTAAAAGGTGTCCCATCAAGTAAATGTACTCCACCCTTAGTATTATAAGAAGTTTTTAACCAAATATCATTTGTCTTATAAAGATTATTTAAAAAATCTATTCCAGCTTGTTCTGTTAAAGCCACATCATTTGATACTACTTCAACTTGTGTAACTATATTTCCTGACCCTAATTTTGCAAAATGTGCCATTATCCTGTGTAACTCCCAGTTCCTGTGAATTTTACAACTGTATCTGATCCTGTTGTTGTAATTGTTGGAGAACCTGTTGTGCTTCCTGAATAACTAGCAGTTGGTACTCTTAAAATAACTACTCCACTTCCACCAGCACCACCTGTACCACCCGGACCACCAACACCCCCTGATCCACCTCCTGTATTAGCTGGTGAATTAGCAACAGTACCACTATAAGCAATACCGGCAGTACCACCACCAGAACCACCAGAACCCGCAGGTTGACCTGCTTCACAACCACCTCCACCACCACCCGAAAAAGTAACTGAAGAACCTGTTATTGTACTAGCTGAACCGTTTCCACCATTTCCACCACTAGAATTTGTACCATTTGCACCTACTGCACCAGCACCACCACCACCTCCAGCACCATAAGCCGGTGCAGCCGTTCCTGATCTTCCTAAACCGCCATTATTTCCTTGACTTGGAGATGTGCTTGGAGTGTTTCCTAAACCATATCCTGGAGGTTGAACCGACCCCATATAGCCACCACCTCCACCAGAACCTCCATCGCTACCTCTACTATAACCAAAACCACCACCACCACCACCTGTTACAGTTACTGTTGTAATATCTGTTCCTGCTAAAACACTATTTCCACCAACAATTCCATTAGCATTACCCGGTCCAACTTTAGCACCACCAGCACCTACTGTGACAGCATATGTAACTCCTTCTGTTATCTCAATAGCAGTACCACCAAAATTAGTTAATAATCCTCCACCACCTCCGCCTCCAGCATTACCATAAGCACCTGATCCACCACCAGCTACTGTTAAATATTTTATTTCATAAATTGCAGCAGCACCACCAGCACCAAATCCTAAAACTTGATAACCAAATGATTTACCTTTTCTTCTTTGTATATTTTTTGTGTTCTTACTTGATGTAAGTTTATTTTTTAAATCTCTCATATCTAAATTCCTTATGCGTCGTTAGCTGCATCAGTAGTAAAGAATATTTTAATACCTAAAAGTCTAGCTACTCCGGTATACGTGTCCCCACCTACGTTTGCATCTCTAAATATTTGAAAGTAAGTTTGTTGATCTACTGCAGGAGATCCTGCGATTGTAACTGCAGAACTTTCTGCTGAAACTTGTTGATCTTCTACTGTTCCTATACCAGCATCTGTAATATTTACTGCTGTTCCAAAAGCAATGTCGATAGTATCACTATCGCCACACGCAACTCCTTGTAACCCAAATACACAGTTTCCCGTGTTTGTAGTGCTTGGTGTCCAAAAACATTGGTAAGTAACTGTTCCTTCATTCCATGATTTAGGGAACGCTACAGAAAATTGTGCATGGTCATCTGCAGAATCTGCAAAGTCCATAACTTTCATGTCTGGTCTTAAAGCTGTTGTTTCTACTTGCGCTGCAGCTGCACCATTAGTTGTTGTTGCATACATAGCTGAAGCTGGAACCCACATAGTTTCTTTTCCTGCAATTTGAACTGCAGCTGTTCCTGATTTAAGAACTCCTGTTCCTTTAGGATTAATATTTATACCAACATTAGTTTCACCTGTTGCTGAAAGAGTTGGACCATTACCTGATGCAGCATTTGCTAAAGTAAATTCATTAGCCGCTGAACCTGTAGCTGTTAAAAGCATTAATTCAGCTCCGTTAGTGTCTAAAATAGATGTACCAATTTTAGGTGCTGTTAAAGTTTTGTTTGTTAAAGTTTCTGTTCCTGTAAGAGTTACTTCATTTGCTTCTCCTAGAGCTACTTCATAAACACCTGTGTTTGTTGCAACACCATCAAAATAAACAAGTTTCCAATCTTTATCACCCGTTGCCCAAGTGACCGTGGCCCCACTACCTGAAGCTGCTTTTAATTGAACTGTATGAACACCTGTTGTACTATTTTTAATAATGTAAAAATTTTCTGTAAGAACAGGCATCGTTACAATTTTAGCACCTGCAATTGTTTGCGGAGAAACAGCTCCTAAAATAATAATTCTACTCGCAACCGTTGCATTTAATGCTCCATCAGCTTTAGCTAAAGTTGTTGTGTTAGCACCAGTTCCTGCAGCATTTAAAGTTTGGATAGCATAACCACCCGAAATTTGTTCTATAAGATTTAAATTTGTATTTGTTTTGGTTCCCCAAGTACCGGCATTTTCGCCAGTTACCATTAACTCTACGCCGAGATCCGTGTATGATGATGTCATAAAATTTTGTTCTCCTAATTAGATCTTTAATTTATATTACTTATAAAGTCAATGATGTTTATACACTATCAACGTCCGTATAACCAGCACTTTGTGTTGCGGTTATATTACTATAACTGGCACTTTGTGTTCCTGTAACATCCTTATATCCTAAAGGTGCTACATTTCCTACACTAACAGTTGCTGACACTCCAGTCAAGCCCATGATATCGGCTGGAGAAATTGCTCCAACTGCAAAAGTTGCTGATACTCCAGTCAACCCCATTACATCAGCCGGTGCTAATGCTCCTACCGCGGAAGTTGCTGAAACGCCAACAGGTTGAACTGTTGGATTAGATGTAACATTTATATCCCCTACAGCACTTAATGCTGCAACGCCTGTTAATGTTGTTGTGTTATCTCCTCTTGCAACTGGAGTACCTAAAGCTGTTGTTGCTGAAACTCCTGTTAAAGGAACACCTTCTCCAATAATAATTGCACCTACTGCTGATGTTGCTGCGACACCTGTTAATATTGTTGTGTTATCTATTGTAGGAGCCAGAGCACCAAAAGCACTTGTTGCTGAAACTCCTGTTAATCCCATTACATCTGCCGGTGCAATTGCACCAACGCTTGTTGTTGCTGAAAGTCCGGTTAAAGTTTCTGTAGCAGAGTCAACACTACCCCAACTATTTTCTCCCCAATCTAAAGTTCCCCAACCAGGATAATAAACAACACTTAATGCTCCTACTGCTGTTGTTGCTGAAACTCCAATAAGTGGAACTGTAAGACCAGATTGTCCCCAATTTTCTGTTCCGTATGTATCAGAACCCCAACCTAATTCATTGAAAGGTGTAACTGTGCCGAGTGCTGTTGTTAAAGATTGTCCTGTAAGAGTTACATCAACGGCTTCTTGATCGCCCCATTGATTTTGTCCCCAGGTTGTTCCGGATTGTCCCCAAGTATTCGCCATAAGGAACTACTCCTTATGCTATACCGATAATTGCATTGCCTGCAGTGGCTGCTGGAAATTCAATTGTGAAAGTTCCACTTGTTACAGTTTTATCTCCACCAAAAGCAATAACACAACATGCTGGATCACCAGATGCAGTATCATTAAAAATTAAACAACCGTTAGCTGTAAAAGAAGCAGATGTCCATGAGATATTAGCAAAATCACAAACAGCTGTAGTAGAATTTAGAACAGGTGTTACGGCTGTAAGAGCTTTTCCTTTTGCAGAATATGAAGATCCTGATGTGTTAGCTATTTCGTTAGTTGTCGCGTAAGCTGTTGTACCTGCACCCATAGATGCTGAACTTGTGTATAGTGCTAAGTTAAAAACATTTGCTCCACCTGCAGTAAAGTTATGTACTGCTTTTAAAATTTCTACTTTGAATGTGTTACATATTGCCGATGCTATTGCCATAATTTTTTATCTCCTAGTTTACGGTGAAGGTGATTTGACTTGTATCCTAACGGTTCCGTCAGTGTAATCGTCTCGTCTTCTTCTGCCTATCTGCATTCCTGCAAACTGTTGTATGCTTGTTTTATATTTATTTTCGTAGTATGTCAACATATCCATTGGACCTTTTAAATAACCGAATGCTTCAACAAGAGTAGCATATAGTATCCCTTGAGGGAAGTAATTACTTATATAAGTAGTAGAATTACCCCCGGATCCTGTTCCCAGTCCTACAGGCATCTTATTAAAATATATTCTAAATTCATAATTAACATCTGGTGTAGGTGCTAAGTAAATTGATCCTGAAGTAGTATCACTTAATCCAGTTGCTCCACCAAACATAGCATAATATTTAGGCTTTCCTGTAACATCTTGAGCTGTTAAATCTCCTTCTGGTCCAGTTAATCTACCAATATATTCTGATAGATAAGTTTGATCTTTTTTCTCTAACCAAGTTCCCGCTTCTGTAGTATTAGATGCATTAAATACTTCTACCCCTCTTACAAATAAAGCTCCTGCCGGTACTCTTATATTATTTACATCAGCGGCCATTGTTCCTTCTTCAACAAATCTATCTGCATCCAATGGAAGGTCTATATTAATTCTATGTTCAGCTGCCATGATAAATTCATCAATGATAGCTTGAGTTAGAACTGTATCACTAACTTCAGTGTAGTTTCTAATTGCTGCTGTTAAAGTTGCGTATGTATAATGTGTTGCCATAATTAAGCCTTATCATTTAAGGGTCCGATTGTACACTGAAAACCGCCCCCGGTTTCTGTGCTTGTAGCATTACTTACTAACGTAACATTTATACCATCAAATCGTGTAGTATATAGGGGTTGACCCATACCTAAAACTTGTGTTGTATTTAAAGAATCTATTTTATAAGCTCCAAATACTTTTGCTCCAACAGGATGAATAGTAGCTGTTGTTGGTATGGGAGATACCCCTCTATAAGGTGCACTTGTTCCTCTAGTACAACCTGTAAAATTCTCTCCAGTTCTTCCAGTATATTCTATTGTTTCATTTTCAAATAAACCAGAAACTGCATTTACTTTTTCAATCATAAGAAAACCAGTAGTTGGAAAATGTGTTCCTGTTTGCACAGTAACTGTTGTATCAGTAAGTGTAACAGCTGTATCCAAAGTTGTAGATAATTCTAATGCAGGACCTGAAGCACCCGTAACAACAGGAACCCCTCCTACTGCAGATTTTACATTTCTAAGTCTTACAAAATCATTAACTTCTAAATCACCATTTGGAAAATCTATTTTTAAAGTTGTGTTTGTAGCTGTAGTAGTAATTGGATTGTCCGGTAAAAAATCTTCTGTTGGAAATTCTGTTCTTGCAGGTCTTGCTTTTTGCAAAGCTTGTGGATCTGCGTTAGTGGGTTTAGGTTGTAGTTGTGGTTGTTTAGGTTCAAATTCTGATACATGTACAAAAGCACCATTCCATTCTGTAACCATTTCATTATATGGAAAAGCTAGTCCTGATCTATCTGATATTGCTAAAGCATGTTTACCTTGTGCAAAACTAGACATTAGAGACCCGGGTTATATATTTTAGGAGAAATATAAGTAGAATTAGTTGTATTACCATCTTCAGATTCAGCTCTAGCTAACTCATCTTCATATAACATTTTTAATCCTTGTTCTCTTTGAGGTGCGTATTTAGTTGCTAAATAAAAAGCTAATCCTGCAATCATACAAGGTATGAATCTATATGGAACATCTGTTGCATTTGTATAAGCTCCTACATCATCAATTCTTTTTGTATAATAAAAATTAATAAAGTTCCCTGCTTGAGAACTTCCTGGTGTTAAATATAAAGTTAAGGTAGTTTTATCTATAAATCTTTGTACCCAATACTGAGTACATAAACCTAAATCTGTTTTGTTTGAAAATGCTTGATACTGTGATCTACTGATTCTAGTCATTGGAGTATCAACACTTGTTGAAGCAACTCTATAGTTTGCTTCTTGAATATTGTCCATTCCTCTTGGAGTCTGTGTCAAAGCGTCTGTATCTGAATGAGTTGCAGCGGTACTGCCATTAATACCTCTTACACAACCTGTTAAGTTTAATGATGAAATTCCTGTATATGAAATTTGTTCAGTGCCTATTGTTACTATACCAAATTTTGGAAAACCCGTGACCGAGGTACAGGGAACGGTGTCCTGTGAATTAGTCATTGCAGCTGTTATTGTTGTAGCCACACCATCTGATGTACCATCACCTGGTGCTCTATAAAAATTATATACTGCCTGACCGCTAACTAAAGTAACATTTTGATTTATAACTTCCCAAAAATGTAAACCTCTATTACCCCATTCAGAGAATAGAATATTTAAAGATCTTTTAGCTGTTTTTAATTGATAACCGGATACACTTTGCATGCCTATACGTTCATAAGCATCTTCAATAATTTCATTAATGCCTAGGTTCTTATCAAAAGTATAAGAGCCTGAAGTTGTATTAGCCATTTAAAATCCTACGCACCTGTTATAGTTAATGTAACACTTCCACCTGCTCCGGCTAGATTGTAAACAATACCATCTGTAAATAAAATTCCTGAACCAGGAACATAAACTTCTAGTCCTTCAGTTCCAAATTTATATATAGCTACTGCTGTACCTGGAGTACCTGCAGACGCTGAATTATATAAAGTTAGGGTTGAGGCTGCTACACCATATCCTTGGATAGAAGTAATTCTAGCTCTACCTGCTCTTGAAAGAGTATCCGCTGCTATTACCGCTAAGTTTAATGTTGTTTGGTCACTTGAAAATGAACTCATATTTTTCTCCTTAAAATTTGTAGGAGCCCCGAAGGGCTCCATTAATTATTTATTATAAGTCTGCTGCGTCTTGAACAGAATTATTTTGGATGTACATTACAGTAACTGTAGATGCACCAGTAGTACCATCACCATTAGCACCAGTAAAGTCAGCTAGAACTTGTAAGTCAGTAGTTCCAACATTAGTTGCTTCAGTATCTAAAGTACCATGAGTAGTTGCTAAAGCTTTAACATTAACCCCATCTAAAAATGCA